AGTTGACATCGTACAAGACCCAAGTGCATCTAAAGCTTTTGTTAATGGAATAATGGAAGGTGTAGATTGGGTTTGGAATAATGGCGTTATTGAACCACAAGAAATTGAAAAAATTGAGACTGAAATTAAGAAAGCTCCTCGTGCTGATCTCTATGAGACACAAGTGCGTGAATTTAAGAATTTCCTCTCGTTACTGAAAACTTAAAGGAGTCAAACATGACTGATCAAGTAGAACAGGATGTTGCACTCGATGATAACGAGGAAGTAATCAGCGAAATGCAAGATCCAAAAAATGCAGAAGAGGCATCGGTAGCATCTGTTAAAAAAGCAGGTGAAGCCGGTAAATCAGCACCTGCACGAAAAGGTGACAAGAAAAACTCAGAAAAAGCTCCAGCTGCTCCTAAAGCAGAAGGCGTTGATTTTGACGATGATCTTGAAGCACTTATTTCAGAAGAAGCTACTCTTTCCGAAGGTTTCAAAGGTAAGGCTGCAATCATTTTTGAAGCAGCAATTAATTCTAAACTTACTGAAGAAGTTGACCGTATGGAAGCAGAGTATGCTGAAAAACTCAATGAAGAAACTAACTCTTTCAAAGACGAACTTGTCGAGAAAGTAGATGGTTACCTTAACTACGTAGTTGAACAGTGGATGGAAGAAAATCGTGTAGCAGTCGAAACTGGCTTGCGCACAGAAATTTCTGAAGAGTTCATGGAGAACTTGAAGAACCTCTTCACAGAATCGTATATTACGGTTCCAGAATCCAAAGTTGATCTCGTTGACGAATTGTCTGAATCTGTTGCAGATCTAGAAGCAAAATTAGATGCTGCTACCGATAAAGCAATTGAGATGAATGAAGCACTCGAATCTTATGAGCGTAATGCTATTATTGCAGAGCACTCAGAAGACCTTGCTGCAACTGAAGCCGAAAAACTTTTCAAGTTGGCTGAAGATGTAGATTTTGGAGATGCTGAAACATTCTCTGGTAAAGTCGCTACCATCAAAGAATCTTATTTCAAAAAAGGTTCTGCAAACAAAGCAACTGCTGCAGCAGAAGCACTTGAGGAAGGTATTGTAGAAGATGATTCTCAGTCCGTCGTTGAAGTGTCCGATGCAATGGCAGGTTATCTAAGCGCTCTGCGCAAAACAACTTACTAAGGAGATCCTAAACAATGGAATCTTATGATCGTTTAGTCGAAAAATGGGCCCCGGTTCTGAATGAAGAATCAGCCGGTACTATTGCCGACAATCACAGAAAAGCTGTTACTGCAGTTGTTCTGGAAAACCAAGAAAAAGAGTTTGCTAACTTAGCAGCTCAGCAGAACTACCTCGCAGAGGGAACTGGTGAACCTGCAAACGCTACTGGCGGAACAGCAAACTGGAACCCAGTACTGATCAGCCTCGTGCGTCGTGCAATGCCAAACATGATGGCATACGACATGTGTGGTGTTCAGCCAATGACTGGTCCAACTGGTCTCATCTTTGCGATGAAATCACGTTACCAGGGTGGTTCAACTTCTAACCGTGAAGCACTATTCAACGAAGCAGAAACTCGTTACTCGGGTGACTCTTCAGGTACTCACGACTCAGATAACGCATCTGGTCTTAACGTATCTAACCTTGACTCTGACTCAACTGCAGATGATGCACGTCTAACAAGCATCATGGCAGGTGGTATGCCAACAGACGACGCTGAAGCACTCGGCGCAACTGGCGGTTCTACTTTCCAGCAGATGGGTTTCACCATTGAAAAAGCAACTGTGACTGCAAAATCACGTGCACTGAAAGCTGAATACAGCTTGGAACTTGCACAGGATCTGAAAGCAATCCACGGTCTGGACGCTGAAACAGAATTGGCTAACATTCTGTCCACAGAGATCCTTGCAGAAATCAACCGTGAAGTCATCCGTACTGTCAACTCTCAGGCCAAAACAGGTGCCTTGCAGGCTAACACTGCTGTAAACGGTATCTTTGACTTGCAGACAGACGCAGACGGCCGTTGGAGCGTAGAGAAAATCAAAGGACTTATCCTTCAGATTGAACGTGAATCTAACATCATTGCTAAAGAAACACGAAGAGGAAAAGGTAACTTCATTATCTGTTCTTCTGATGTTGCTTCTGCACTTGCCTCTTCTGGCATGTTGGACTACTCACCTGCTATGTCTACCAACTTGAATGTTGATGACACAGGTAACACGTTTGCTGGTGTTCTGAATGGTCGCACTAAGGTCTACATTGACCCATATGCTTCTACAGATTACTGTAACGTTGGCTACAAAGGTACTAACCCATACGACGCTGGTGTATTCTACTGCCCATACGTACCATTAACTATGGTCCGTGCGGTTGCGGAAGATTCCTTCCAGCCAAAAATCGGTTTCAAGACACGCTACGGCATGGCTTCTAACCCATTCGTTGGTGCTACACCTGCTGACGGTCTTGCAGCTGTTAAGACTAACCAGTACTACCGTATCTTCAGAGTTGACTCAATTCTAGGTGCATAAAAAAAGAAAGTGAAATTAATCACTTCGGAACTAGAGGCGCTTCGGCGCCTCTTTTTTTATGGGATATATAATGGGAAGGAGCAGAATATGTATGAACATTCAAATAAAATAGATATTAGTTTTTTACCTGTACCTGATAAAGACCAACATGATCCTAAAATTGGTATGCAAGGTTGGGGTTATTTACCATACGATGATCCAAGATTATTGGAGTGGGTTTCAAGTATAGGTAGGGATTACCATATCAGAACAATGCTTGAAATAGGAACATTTGCAGGATACTCTGCCACAATGTTTTTAGAGCAGTTTGATTACCTTGAAAAAATTGTAACAATTGATCCTAATAACTTTTCTATTGGTGCTGGTAAAGCATTAAAAGATAAATATGGTGACCGAGTAGAATACAAACAAATAAAATCAGGAGAATTGACAAAAGGACAAATCTATGATTTAGTTTTTATTGATGGTAATCATACAAAAGATGCTCCTCATAATGACATTCTAATAGCTATGAGTATGAACCCTAAAATAATTATGATGGATAACATAGAATTACCTGATGTACAAAGAGCGGTAAAAAGAAATGGACTTTTTGATTTAAAGCATGATCCAAAATATTTGTATTACACTTCAGAACACAGAGGTAGGCGTCAACCTGGTATATTAGGAGTATTCAATGTATGAAACACGTTATAGTAAAGAATGGTTCAAAGAATATACTTGGCCAAAAGAAGATGTTCATTTATGGCGACATTTAAATAAAAAAGAATATGGCCGAAAAGTACCTAGAACGGTAGCAAGAATGGCAGATAGTAAAGGTGTTATTGTGCAAGCGGGTGGTGCATGTGGAATATATGCTGATGCTTATTCTAAGGAATTTGGAAAGGTATGGACATTTGAGCCAGATCCAGATAACTTCCACTGTCTAAAAAAGAATACTAAAAATATTATAGCATTTAACTGTGCTCTTGGAGAAACCCTTGGTATGGTAACTATGCACAATGATCGAAAAAACTTTGGTGCAACTCACGTTGTAAAGAAAGAAGGTCCTATTAGAGTCCTTACAATTGATAGTATGTCTGTTTATCCAGATGTGATACATCTTGACGTAGAAGGTTATGAAACAAATATATTGAAAGGAGCAGAACAGGTTATAGAAAGATGTTCACCTATGCTTGTTCTTGAAACTGTTGATGAAGATTATGTTGTAGGAAAACTAGGTTATACGGAAGTAGGAAGGATAGGAGCAGATACGGTTTTCAAAAGGTTATCTGTTACATAAATGTAACACAAATACGTTATTTTAAAAAAAGTTATAAAAAGTGCATTTTATGTGTTTACATATGGGATTAGTTGTGGTATATTAAATTATCAAATCAGAAAGAGGTTCACATGATTTACCAAGTACACCAAATCCACCTGACTAACGAAGACATTGATCTTATCAACTCAACAGGTGATCACAATGCTGTTCCAGCAAATGCTCTAAAACAAAAAATGGCTTTTGCTCGTGACAATATCGGTGGTTATGCCGCTGAAGCATGGGATGCTGGTTACTACACTCACGTTGCTAACATCACTGCAGAAGACTATGATCAAGTGTTCGAAATCGGTAATATCGGTCCAGAACAAAACATTGAGCGGATTGCTCGTATGCATTCTGTTTCTGTTGGTGATATGATTATTGCAGAGGATGGCACACAAGTTGTTGTGGCTGATTTTGGTTTCGTTGCCATCGGTCACAAACCAGAATTGGTAACCCCGGCGCCCTCAGGGCGACCAAGGCTGAGTTGGTAGTAGCATGAATATTTTTGTTCTGGATAAAAATCCAATTCGTGCGGCTCAGTTGCAGTGCGACAAGCACGTGGTAAAAATGATTGTGGAGAGTGCACAAATGCTCTCCACTGCTCATCGTATGCTAGATGGTTACGTTGAGAAACGTGCTTCCAAGTCTGGCAAACGGATGGTCAACTACTGGGTACACCCCAATTCAAATCTGGAAAATACTCTGTACAAAGCAGTACATCATGGACACCCTTGCACTGTCTGGACCATGGAATCTCTTGCAAACTATGCTTGGCACTACGAACACTTCTGTGCTCTTGCTATCGAGTATGAATATCGGTATGAAAAGAAACATTCCACGTTTGCAAAACTAGAAGAAGTTTTGTCCATTCCACCTAAAAACATTCCACAAAATGTTTTCCAAACACCATTCAAACTTGCTATGCAACACGAACCTCAGTGTATGCACGAAGATGATCCAGTGCGGTCATATCAGGAATATTACCAAACCAAACAAGATCGGTTTAAAATGTTGTGGTCCAAGCGTGAAGTTCCTGAATGGTTTCATGTAACATAAATGTTACACTTTTACCTTTTTTCGAAAAAAGTTTTAAAAAGTGTTAATTAGGTGTTTACATATCAAACTCTATGTGGTATATTAAATTATCAAATGAGAAAAAGGAAACATACAATGCAAGCTTTAGAAAAACTTATCGATGAAACAAAATCTTACATGATTGCGGAAAAAGATATGGATATGGCAAAGATGTATTATGCCGATTGGAAAGATTTTAACCACGTTGATGAACTTGTAACTGGTGGCAGTTTTCAGGCTGCAGCAGATAAAATCAACGGAATGGATACATCTCCTCGTGAGCAAGCTGTACTTGCACTTGCTGAAGAAAAAGGTAGTGCTTGGGTAGCACATTATCTTGGCTGGGAGGTAGCATAATGGATTGCCCAAAGCATGGCTCTCCCGCTGATCGTGGTTCTGCTGATGCATATTACGGTCGTGATTATGATCCACACTACTGGCCTTTAGGCACGTATGTTGGTGATCGTGTAGAAATGAAAGATATGACACCAGATGAAATTGTTTTATATTCTACTGCATATCGAGATCAAGACCCCGGATAGAAAGGTTTGGTAATGAGATTTATTGTTGGAATTATTATCCTCTGGGCACTCATATATAATGATGCCCAGTTGTTTAAAGCTTTACATGGGTTTTTAATTGCACTAGTAGGTGGATAACCTATATAAATAGTGGTATAATACCACAAGGGCTTTAAAAATGGTTACAGAAACAACACTACAAAATTCTAATTTTTTACAACCTTCAGGTTTCAAGGTTGTAATTTATAGAAAGCGTTTCGCTAATTTAGAATTTTTTGCGCAGTCTGTCTCGCACCCATCTATATCACTAGGTCAAGCACAATTAGCTTATAGAAGAACAGATCTATATGAACCTGGT